ATGTCATCTTGCCAAAGGAGGCGTAATGGGAAAGATTGGACTCCCAACAAAGAAGCACGTAGCCGAGGCGGGGTGGCCAGATGTTGCCACATGGTTAATCTACGGTCCACCGAAAGTGGGGAAGACAGAGTTGCTGGCTCAATGGCCTGAATGCCTGATCCTCAACACCGAGCCACGAGGGGCACGATACGTCGATGGTGCGTATGTGATGGACATCGAAGGGCTAGCTCACTTACGAGAACTCTTCTTGGAGCTACGGGCCAAGCTTCCCAAGGGCGAATTGCCGTACAAAACCATCGGCATCGATACGCTCGATGAAGTGGTTTCTTGGACGTATGAAGAGGTCGTCAAGGAATTGGGTATCGGGGCAATGGGCGAAGGAAGCCATGGAGGAGAGTGGCGACGAGGAGTAGAAAAAACTGAATCAATCATCACGCAATTTGGATCTCTTCCAATCAACATGGTCTTCACAGCACATTCCAAGCCTGACAAGCTCGGCGACAAGGTTGTAGGAACAACTCTTGATCTCGCAGGTATGTTGCCAAGGGCTGTGATGGGAAGAGTAGAGAATCTGTTGCTGTGCTCATTCGACAAGACAGGGAACCGGAAGCTAGTGCTGCGTCCATCTGCGACACAGAATGCAGGTTCTCACAATCCAGTGCTCGCCAGGGCACAAACATGCGATCTGAGCTACAAGGCCTTGAGAGGGCTATTTAAGGAGAGTGCAAATGCCGACAGCAAGTGAGAAAGCACGAGAGGGGGGCGGAAACGCATTGCCGCCATTGACGCAATCGGGAGTTCATAAACTTATTGCGGCCCATGTGGGCGAAGAGAAGGAAATCAAGAGCGGAGACCATGCCGGTGAACCAATTTTCTCGGTTTGTTGGGAGAACGAAGAAGGGACAGGGCAAGTCTGGGACAACATCTCAGTTATCGACGTTGCCTGGTCTCGCCTGTCATCGCTGTGGTTGGCGCTTGGTCAAGATGATTGCAACTTTGACACTGTTGAGGAAAACGCCTATGCTGTGCTCGACGTGTTGCGCGGCAAACCCGCCGCCTACGCAGAAGTGGGTATGGGCAAAGCCAAGGGCGACTTCCCGGCCAAGATGGGCATTAAGTGGTTCTATCTGCCAGAAGAGGGCGAGTTGAAGTTGCAGAACAAACCGGCTGCGTCAGAAGAGGGCGAAGAAATCCCATTCTAAGGGGGAACGGGCAGGGCTTGCTCCGGGCATAGCCCTGCCCAACAGAACAGACGGGGCAGCAAATAAAGCAGTTTTCAAATGGCTGCTGCTGCCCCCCGTCAAAAAGGACAACTATGCCAACAGGACACCCATGGCCGAAGGAGTATCGCGAGAGGGCATTTGCGTACCTGGGGAAAGGGGTAACGCCAGCACGAGTAGCCAAGAGACTTGGCATCCCGCAAGCGACAATCGAAGTATGGCGATTCAACAAACGTCGCGAGATTCCAATGAACCAACCGATGAAGTGGGAGATTGTTAGCCAAAGGGGTGCGCGATGAAGTACATCTACATAGATGGGATAGGTTTTGTCATATTCTCGGCGACGGTTAGTCACGACACGATTGCCATGATATTCGACCGTGAGGTTGTGTCTGCTGGTTTCGTGCGCTGTCACGATACTTCTTTTATTGGATGCAGCGGAGACTCTCTGACTCTGAAGAAAAAGGCTGGCATGTTTGACACCGAGATGCTAAGAGCAGAACTTCGATGAAGTGGGAGATTGTGTAGTAGGCTAGAACAGTGCATAGGGCTTTTTAGAGGGGGCTGTATGAGCAGATTAGAAACGCATGTTGTTGACAACATCGTGATTGATTCGGAATTCAAATCACTTATTCCGCCATTGTCAGACGAGGAACATGAACTACTAGAGGTAAGCATCCTCAGTGATGGTTGCCGCGATGCGCTCGTTCTGTGGGATGGCATTCTGATTGACGGGCATCATCGCTACGGGATATGCACGCGGCACGGCATCCAGTTCAACACGGTTGAGATGGTGAACCTTGAGACTCGTAACGATGCGCGGCTATGGATTATCCGCAACCAACTGGGACGAAGAAACCTTACCAACTATCAGCGGGCAGAGTTAGCATTGAAGTTGAAACCTGCGATTGCTGAGAAGGCGAAAGAACAACAGAAAGAAGCAGGCGGAGCGGTTCCGCAGAAATCTGCAAAAGCGCCTATCGACACGCGTGAAGAAATATCCAAATCTGCTGGCTTATCTCACGACACAATTCGCAAGGTAGAAGTGATAGTTGAAGACGCGACGGAAGAAGCGAAAGAACGGCTACGCTCTGGCGAGACATCCATCAACCGCGAGTACACTAGGTTAAAGGCTCCTGAAGGCACGCACGTTCTTATCTCGCAGTCGAACTCAAACGAATGGTATACGCCATCGAAGTATGTTGATGCGGCTCGCCGTGTGATGGGCGGGATCGACTGTGACCCTGCATCAAACGAAACAGCGCAGGCATGGATTCACGCGGAAGAGTATTACACGATTGATACTGATGGCCTAGCACATGAGTGGTATGGATGCGTATGGCTGAATCCTCCATGGGGCAAGCTGACAGGTGGCTTCATTAGCAAGCTAGACGAAGAGATTAAGGCAGGGCGCGTATCTGATGCGGTTGTACTCGTGAACGCGCACGCCACCGATACCAAGTGGTTCACGCCATTGTGGAATGGACTGCTGTGCTTTACAGATCATCGCATCGACTACCACTCAGAGGAAACTAAGGATACAGGATCAACACACGGAAGCGTGTTCGTTTACTTCGGAGCGAACCGAGATCGCTTCATCGCTGAGTTCTCAAAATGGGGCGCAGTTGTTGAGAAGATAGCATGACGATAAGGAACAAAGATAACTACATGGCTTGCTTGTGGGACTGGGGTTTCCTTGATAGCTGCTTTGATGGGACCAGGATCAGAATAACAGATGTTGATGGCCTTGTTGAAAGACGCGAACACTTTCTTCTTATTGAGGCGAAGTCATCAGGCGCACCAATTCCGCAAGGGCAGGCAATTCTATTCAATGCGCTTATCAAGAATCCGAATTGGCATGTACTTATTATATGGGGCGCAACAAACAAACCAGAGGATGCACAATTCTGGGGCAGGAAGAAATTCAAGGCAGACGAAACAAAGATACAGGAACTCGTGCATAGGTGGTATAGCATGGCTAACGGCACAGGGCAACCTAAAGAAAAGGAGGATGAGGCCACATGAGCAATAGGTTCACTGACTCTGAGAAATGGGATGACCCTTGGTTTCGCAAATTGCTGCCAAACAACAAGCTCTTGTATCTATACCTGTGTGATAGATGCGATCTCGCCGGATTCTGGGAAATTGATACAGAGGATGCTGCGTTTCGCACCAAGATTAGCGAAGCCGATATTAAAGAGAGCCTGGATTCTCTTGGCGAGAAATTTGTGAAGAACTGTCGCTATCTCTGGCTGAGAAACTTTCTCAAGCGCCAGAAGAATTTTCCCCTTGATCCTTTTGTTCCTTCTGGTGACGGCAGGCACGGCAGCGGAAACAAGGCCCATGCCAAAATTATCAAGATTCTTTTTAATCATCGAGGTCTTTGCCCTGAAGTTGACGCCCTGCTTGAATCTGTTGACTGGTATTTGTCTAGCATCAATCCCCCATTGGTAGGGGATGTATCCCCACCAGGTATAGGTATAGGTAAAGGTATAGATCAAGGTCAAGGTAATGGTAAAGAAGTTCATAATGATACGAATTCAGAATTCAATCTCTTCATGGCTGAATTCAAGGCAATGAATCGTGCTGTTGGTGTGGTAGCCGCCAAGAAGGCTTGGATTACAACAACGGTCAATGGACGGACTGGCAAGAATGTCCATCCACCTGTAGCGCCTTCAGTAATCCTCAAGGCCGCAAAGCACTATCGAATGCTTTGCCAGCAGGAGAAACGCGAGCCTAAGCACATCAAGCAACCGGCGTCATTCCTTGGGCCTGATCGCCACTGGGAAGATTTCAAGGATGCCCCGAAGCGTGTTGCTGGAGCTAAGGCAACGATGGGCCACGACAGAGGATCTGAGTATTACGAGGGGGAAAAATGATCTACGGTTCGCTAATTGGCAAACGGTTTGATGGTGCGACATTCGACTCGTTCAAAGTGGATGCTGGCAACCGAGCGGCAATCGAGGCTTGTAAACGGCTTGTTGCCGGTGAGTCTGATGGTGTTGTTCTCCTGGGGCCGGTTGGTGGCGGGAAGACTCATTTGCTCGTTGCTACTGCAAGGGAGTTCGATCGACTACATTCCTCGATTCCTGAACGCCATACCCCCGAAGAGTTTGTCAGGCTTCCAAGCCTTGATGAGTTGATGGCCAGTCAAAAGGATTCTTGCGACTACTCGATCCCGAGTCTGAAACAATCTGAGATTAGCCATCACGCGCATGTGCAATTCTGGGCGATTCTTGACCTCGTTGCTGCACTTCGCAAGGACTCCATGGAGGACAATGGGCAGTTACCCGATCGCTGCCTTCGCTGCGATCTGTTGGTGTTGGACGATTTGGGGCGCGAGAAGATCAGTGAGTTTGTGTTGCAAGAGTTGCAACGAATCATCGACTACCGCTATCGCCAGATGTTGCCAATAGCCGTTGCGTCAAATATGAAGCGGGGTGAGATTGCGTCAGTTTACGGCGAACACACGATTAGCCGATGGCTTCATTCGTGTGAAGTAATTGGCTTGAAGGGTGCAGATTATCGAATAGAGGGGGGCGAATGAACAAAGAGCAGGTTCAAGAGCGGCTTGAAGCGATTAAGGAACGGTGTGAGAAGGCGACTGAAGGGAAGTGGGGTTTGAACCGGTATACAGGGTTTGGGGT